CGGTAACAGGAGTTTCACTATCCACTACTGTTCGTTCCGTAGCAGTAACTATTCCGGGCACGGCTTTTGTAACTAACGCAGGAATAAGTTTATCTCTTCGTAATGTAACCACAGCAGCTAATGCTAATGTATCTGTCACCAGAGCAAATATAGGATTTAGTTTACGATCAGCAATAGTCGAAGTTATTAAAACACATAATGTTACAGGGGTAGCATTAGTAACTACACTTCGTAGTTCAACTATTACAAGTAGTCCAAAAGTTATTCCGTCCCAAGTCATCGGATCATTTAGTCTTGGAACTCCTTTTATTAAAGCAGGTATTGATGTTGATGTTACTGGAGTAACAAGTGAATTTGACACAGGTAACGAAAGCTCACAAGCTGGAGCTAACCCAGTAATATACAATGGTGGTAAGACATTTAAAGTAACGGTTGTAAATGTAGGAGGAGCTAACAAATATTTTATAGACGGTAGACAACAGTACGGTTTAAATTTAGTTAAGGGTCGTGGATTATATACCTTTGATCAATCTGATAGTTCTAATGATGGTCATCCATTACGATTTTATTTAGATGCAGCTAGAAGTACACTTTTTTCAACTAATGTTTATACAGAAGGAACTCCGGGTAATGCTGGAGCTTATACTTCAATCTTTGTTGTAAATAGTGGACCAACTACGTTATACTATCAATGTAGTGCACATGCAAATATGGGAGGTAAAGCAAACTTCCAACCAGTAATTAGAACAAGAGTTATATCGCCAAACATAAACGGTGATGGTAACTTGGTATTAACAGGAGTTAGTGCTAGATTTAGAACACACATAAGAGGAATATGGACACCGAAAGTTTTTGCTGGTGGTTCTGAAATATGGAAGGCTAAGAAGATATGAGTATAACATACAACCAATTAGTAAACAGAATCAAAACAACAAGTGAAGATACCAGCACAGAGTTTGTTGGAGACATCCCAGCTTTTATAGAAAGAGCTGAAGCAAGACTAACTAGAGAAATAGATTCATATGGTGTCGTACAATATGCAACATCAAATACGGTTATTGGAGATCCGTTTATTACTAAACCATTAAACACCTTAATTATTAAAAATTTAAATATTATAAAGTCTGACGGTACACGTATTAATTTATTACAAAAGACCGATGAATATTTAAATGATTATTGGCCACAACGAACAAGTACAGGAGTGCCTAGATATTATGCCAACTTTGGCTTTGATAATTTACTGATAGCTCCCACACCAGTGTCGGCCTATGATTGTGAAATGTCTTATATTGTCCAACCAACAGCAGCAACCTCAGTGCACCAAGAGAATTTCTTTACCAAATATTGTTCTAATGCATTGTTTTATGCTAGTATGAAGGAAGCTTGTATGTTTATGAAAAATTACTCTGCGGCTCAGATTTGGGAACAAGAGTATCAACGAGCCTTTACTGACTTATTAAATGAAGCCAGAAGGACAAGACAGGATGATATGAGAAATAATGCCTCACCAGCTGGAGGCGATAATACATTAGTAAAAGGAAGTAATTAATTATGCCTAGTAGTTATACAACAAGATTAAGATTAGAGAAACAAGCTGATGGCGAAAATGCAAACACTTGGGGTGATCGTCTTAACCAACAAGTTATTGACATGGTTGACGAAGCCATTGGTGGTGTAGTCGTTGTCAGTACAACAGGAGCCACAACATCATTAACAGCCTCTAATGGCTCGGCTGATCAGTCTCGTAATGCTGTATTAAGAATTGAAGGAACATTGGGGTCAAACTCTACGATTGTAGTTCCTAGTGTTGAAAAGTTATACGTTGTTGATAACCAAACAACAGGTGGTACATACACCGTTAAATTAAAAACAGCCGTAACAACAACAAATGTTATTGCCCCTCGTGGTGGTTCAAAGTTTATTTATTGTGATGGAAAAAATGTACATAATTCTGTAGACCCAGTTGGGGTCAGTGCTTTATCTACAGAGGGTGGTGCCGTTGGTCCTATTACAGTGGGTGGTACGGTATCGGCTACGGCAGTTGCAGCTACTCGTATGACTGCTACAAGTATTTCAAGCTCAGTCACAGATACTACCAAGTTATTTGCAACAACAGCTATATCCGTTAGTGCTGTTGATTCACTGGGTAAACAATTAAGAATTACAAAGTCGGCTGTAGCTGACATTGTTTCATTAACTGATGCATCAACGATCTCAGTAAACTTTAACAGTGGTCAGAACTTTGATGTTCGATTAGGTGGTAGTAGAAATCTCGGTGCTCCAACAAATGTTCAATCTGGACAGACAGGAAGCTTCTTTATACGACAGGATGGTACTGGATCAAGAACTTTATCATTTAATGCTGCTTACGATTTTGCTGGAGGCACGGCTCCGACATTGACAACGACAGCTTCTGCCGTTGACCGTATTGACTACGTTGTGTTATCGAGTTCTAGTGTGCATATGGCGGCATCACTAGATGTTAAATAATACAAGAGGTATAAATGGTATTTCAAAATAATGTTCTTTTAGGTGCAAGTGGATCAGGCACAACCACATACTCTATAGATCAATCAATTAGGTTTAATGACAATGATAGTCCTTATTTAAGTAAAGCATTTAGTGGTGCTGGAGATTTACAAAAAGCCACTATGTCTTGTTGGGTAAAAATGGGGAATATAAGCACTAGCAAAGGGATATTTACTTTTATATCAGACAAGCCTTTGGAATTAGATTCTAACAATAATTTAAAAGTTCATGCATTTGGTTCAAATAGATTAATAACGGATAGAGAGTTTCGTGATCCATCAGCTTGGTACCATTTTGTTCTTTCGATTGATTCTACTCAAGCAGTTGATACAGAAAGAATTAGGCTGTATGTCAACGGACAAAGAGAAACAAGTTTTAGTACAGAAAGTTATCCATCACAAAACACAAATGGAAGTTGGTGGTCTAGTAATTATTTTCAAATTGGAAGAACTTATGGAACAAGTAATTATATGGACGGATATCTTGCTGAGATTGTTTACATTGATGGAACTGCACTAGACCCATCTAGCTTTGGTGAATACAATTCATCTAATATCTGGATTCCCAAAGATGTAAGTGGTCTGACATTTGGCACTAATGGTTTTCATATTGATGGTAGAGATAGTGCTGACCTTGGAGACGATGAGTCAGGAAATGGTAATGATTTCACAGCAAGTGGACTTAGTTCTGATGACCAAGTAGCTGACTCACCTACAAATAATCATGGAGTCTTTAATGTTTTAGAAAAAGATTTACGATATTCTACAACAATTTCAAATGGTAATAAAACAATTACATTCCCTTCTGGCAGTACAGGTTTTAGTGGAACAAGACTTGGGTTATTTAGAAGTAATGGTAAAGCCTATGCAGAATTTAAAGTAAATCAAGCATTTTCTTTTAGTAGTGGAGATGGTGTTGCAGTATTTGTATGTGATGATACTCAAGACCCAGTTAGTGCTGGGGGTGGGAGTTCTGCTAAACTTGAAGCTGCATATACAGGAGTAGATGGAATTATTTATGATGGAGCATCAAATCAAGGAACTGGTACAACTTGGAATACAGTTAATGCAGTAGTAGGAATATATATAGATTTTGATAATGGGAAAGGCTGGTTTTCTAAAGATGGAACTGTGCAAACAGTAAACGGAACACCAAATGTTGAAACTGGAGCTAATCCTCATTTTACTTTTACAGCAAATTCAACACTTACAGTAGGTGCTGGGGGAGTTCATTATGCTACTCCAGCTATTGTAACTTTACAAAATTATGCTGGAGAATGGGCAACAACACCAACAAGTTATACAGCATTTAGCACTAAAGCAGAAGGAGAGGCATAATGCCAACACCAACAATACCAAATGGCGAAGAATATTTCTTTCCAATAATCTACGAAGGCAACGGAGCTGGGCAGAGGGTTGGTAAGTTCGTACCTTTTACTGATAATGGCACGATTGCTAATAGTGTTATATTTAATGATGATGATAGTGCTTATTTATCAAGAACGAATGATGCTGGAGATAGAGATACTTTTACTATTTCTGTTTGGGTGAAAAGATGTACTTTAGGTGCAGTACAACATATTTTTGATACTTATGATGGTTCATCAAGTAATGATGGATATATACGATTTAATGCTGATAATACAATTTCTATAAGACTTGGAAGCCCTTCAAATATGCTTTACACAACAAATAGAACATTTGAGGATACTTCAAAATTTTATCACATTATGTTATCCGTTAACACTAATGATTCAACTGCTGAGGATAGAGCAAAATTTTATATTGACGGAGATAGGATTACTTCATTTTCTACACAAACAAATGCTGGTTCTGCTGATGATACACAATTTAATTATAGTTCAGCAACATTTAGAATTGGTAGTACAACTGGTGGTTCTTATGATTTAGATGCCTACCTTGCAGAATTTAATCAAGTAGATGGCACAGCATTAACACCTTCAACCTTTGGTATTACTGACACCTCAACTGGCAGATGGATACCCAAAACATTAAGTGGTATCACCTATGGCACTAATGGATTTAGATTAACATTTGCTGATTCTTCTGCACTTGGAGATGACCTTAGTGGAAATACAAATGATTTTACTGCTACAAATTTAGCAAGTACAGACCAGACCACCGATAGTCCTACCCAAAACTTTGCAACATTAAGTGGTTCAAGGGTGCGAGGTAGTATATCTTTAAGTGAGGGAAATCTTAAAATAACATCCACCTCAACTAATTATGCAGCTTCTGCTACTACATTTAGGTTTTCAGAAACAGCTAGTACAGGTTTATATTTTGAGGTTAAAAATGTGGGTTCATCTAGAGGTGCTATGTCAGTTTTAATTATGAGAAATAGTGTAGTTGTTTCAGGTTTAAGTTCAGACCAACAATTTACAGATTGTTTTGGTTTAATTTCAAGAGGAGGTGGAGGCTCAAACCAATACTGGCTTTCTAATAATGGTAGTAATGATATTACTACTGGGGTTGCTCATGCTTCTGATGATTATATACAAGTTGCATTTAAAGATGGAAAAGTTTGGTATGGTATCAATAACACTTGGATTCTTAGTGGAAATCCATCTACTGGTGCTAATCCAACTTATAATAATATATCTGGGCAAGATTTTAGGTTTTTGATGACAGCATATCAAAATAATGAGTTAGAGTGTAATTTTG